CTGCTTTTAGTCCAGCTGTTAATGCAACTGCATTATTAGCATAAACATTATTATTTGCTTGTTCTAATAAATAATTTAAATGTCCAAATTTTACTAATGCTGCATCAGCATCTGTTTTTAAATATAAATCTGGAGATTGAGGTACAAATTTTTCTGGCATGATTTCTAAATTTTAATTGTTATATAATAATATACAAAAAATTTTTAACAAAAAAAAGCCCCAGTAAAACTGAGGCTATAAATAAATAAACAAAAATTTAACTTATCATTGTTGCAGAAATTAATCCTAATATATATGCTATCATACACATAATGATTACAGTTAAGTTAGCTCTAGATATTTTTTCTGGATCTTCTTGCCACATATTATATACTTTATGATATGATGGTAATCTCCAAAACTTCTGCAGTTCATACAGAACATACAATGCTAACAATCCTATAATCAAATAAACAAAAATCATAAACTATCAATTCTACGCTGCAAATATACTAAAGCTTTTTGTAAATCTTCCTTTTCTTTTGCAGGATCTTTTTTACCAGCTCTTGCTACATACTTAATCACATTACCTAAATAAAAATCTTTATCAAGTTCCCAAGCTTCTAAAACTTTAAAAACTTCGTATGTACTATCAGCACCACCATAATGCTTTGGTCTTAATGCATCTGGTTGTAATGTAGGAGATGTAATACTAGTCCATTTAGGCATGTTGTCCAATATTCTTTTACTATAATCTTGAGGATCAACCCATTTAGGTTCTTGTGTAGCAGATACATTTTCTTTTTTCAAACCTTTCATAACAGTTCTATTATACTCTCCATAACGCATTTCATCCATGTTAATATACTATTGCAATGTCAAACTCTTTTACTAATAACTTCATCTCTTCACCGATCATAATCTTTTCAGCAGATTCTAATCCAAATGCTTGTACATATATTTGATCACCGACAGCAACTTTTTCTACTTCATCACCTACAGCAAATACTTCAAGCTTTGTCCATTTCTTAATAGCTTCTCTTTCGCGCTCTGCTTCTTGTGCTGGACTTAATTCAATCACCGGTTTCTCAATAACCGGGATGTTAATTAAAATTCTTTTTCCTAATAGTTTCATTTTCTTTTTTATTTAAACGTAATTACTTTTACTACTGCCATTTGTGCACTTACTAATTCTCCCACAGCATGGTCAAATAATAAACTCTTAACTGGATTTCCTGGACCCTCTTGATAAGAGTCTTTTAGTATGTTAGCTACTTCAGCAAATAATTCTTTTACTTTAGCTACACCAGCATCATTAGATGAATTGAATTCAATCCCTACTAACTGCTCACCAAATGAAAGTACCTTAGCTTCATTCATACTAATAATAGGTCCACCCATTTCTACAACTGTTTTATTCATTTCTTTTTTGTTTTATTGATTAATAACCATTGAAGCCATCCTTTTAATACTTCAACTTTTTGTCTGTTTGTTGACTTGCTCATAACTATTTATTTTCGGTTTTCTTTACTTTAACAAATTTACTCTCGTATTCATCAGGAGTATAAACACTGAATTGTTCATCATCACCCTTTACTATATAGTATCCAGGACCAACTTTTCTAGGCCCTGTAAAAGTATCTACAAATAAAGTAAGGACATTTGTATTTACTGGTATTATAAACTCTGCTTTTTTACCTACAAAGTCAAATACTGCTTCTCTGTCATCTTCATTAAATTTGAGCACATCAAAATACTCAGGCTTCTTCATACATCTTTCAATCATCATGCATCAAATTTATTATTCATAAAATTCCCAGGAAGCTCATCTACTTCCTCAAGCTCTTCATCAAAGTCTTTTAATAATAGATCAAATTTTGCTTTTTCTAATAAACCTACCAGAACGGGAATAGATGTTTTATTAACTCTAGCTATTCTTATCTCAAATGTATTGTCACTATTTGAAACAATTTCCAAAAGGGTAATAGGCTCTTTACTCTTACGCTTACTCTTACTGTTTTTCATTAGTAGTTTGTTGGTTCAACAAATATAAAAAAATTAATTTGTAATGTAAGAGCATATTAAAATAAAAAACCCAAGCAGTAATTCTTGATCAGAGAAACTTACTTGGGTGTTGCTACAGTTATATGGTTGCTTATAGAGGTAACGCGTTTACACCTATAAATCAGTTCCACTTTCCTGAGCAGAGAAGACCAGAGAGTAAGCGAGCAGTTCTTATGGTATGCCCTCCTGGCACTGAGCCTGCAGAATAGAATCTACAGGGATGGAGTGCGCTTCTTCTAAGGCTCGAACTTAGGACCCCCAGATTAACAGTCTAGTGCTCTAACCAACTGAGCTAAAGAAGCAAAAACCCAGGTGAGGAACCTGGGCTTTCATTATTAGGCTAAAGCGGAAACAGCCTTATTTGAACGACACATGCAAATGTAACAACTTTTCTTACATCACATATATACTCCTAAAAATTTTTTATAAAAATTTTCATGATGTATAAGAACCCCCCCCACATGTTACCAAGTAGTAACTTACCCCATGGTAATATGGCTGACATAGCTTCATCCATATAGGTATTTGGGAATACTCCATATTAGAGGATGTGGTGGTCCCCCTATCTCACCACCCCCCGCCCCTCAAGCCTTTGCCCCTACCCCCCATGCTTTCTCAACCACATATTTCATATGTAATATATCTATAACATTTTTTCTAGTGAAAAAATGGTCAACCCTACATACATAACAAAATCTTTTGTTATGAGTTCTAAATTTATCCAAACACAAACCTTTCTGGTGAAAGTTTTGAGTTCTCCAAAATTTCCTAAAATGTTTTGTCTCAAACTTGTCAATAGTGACAAGTTCTTGCCACGCACATTTATCAACAACCTTCCTGCAGGAACCAAGTCTGGTGACTTGATGTTCCTTACAGGTAGGCTGTATACCAATGCATCTGGCTATGATGCCATCTACATTGACAATGCTAAACCAGCTTAGGCTGGCTTAGCTTTTCTTTTTTCCCTCTCTTCAATCAACCTTTCACTTAATTAAAACAACTGTATTGATTGAACTAAACAAATGATGTTATCAAGCAGTTATATTATGTAGCAAAAGGTAATAGAAAAAGTCTGATGACTTTTTCTTTTTCTTTTCCCTCTTCTTATCAACCCTTAATTTAAAATAAAATAATTTATTAACAATTAAAAACAAAACAAAATGAAAGCAATTTATTTAACTTCTAGAAGAAGTAAGAAAGGAAACATTTTCCACATCTACAATGTAGTAGGAGCAGTAGCAGAAATTGAAGAGTATAAAAACTCACCAAATTTCAAACAGTATCCTTCATTTGGTCCAAATGGAGAAGTGCAGTATTTAACAAACTATATTGCAATGGAAGATGAAGTAGCATTAGTGAAAAAACAAGATGGAAACTTCACATTGGATCAAGGATCTTTTAACAAAGATGTAGCAAGACTTAATGCTGTTGCAGAAGCATCAGCAGTATTAGCAGATAAGTTTGCAGACAAGTTAGCAGATAAGTTAGCAGGTAGTGCAAGTGCTAAAAGAGCAACAAAAGCCTTCACTGTTGTAGAAGAAACAGTTGAAGATACTACAGAAAATTTAGATAATATGTAGTAGTAGAAGATACTAATGGTTTACACCATTAGTATTTTTTCTTTTTCCCTCTACTAATCAACCATTTATTTAATATAAAACTTATTATTAAGTTTTCTATTAACTAAATGCTGTTAAGTATAAGTGTTAATTCACTTTACTCAGCATTAATAGTTTTATAAATACACTCAGTAGCGTGTACTACCTACTACTCACTATCTATTAAGTTGTGTAGTAAGAATGATCTGCTCACTGTAGAAACATAATATCTTTGTCTCCACCGTGTGTAACAATGAGACTCACTCACTGATAATCAATCAGTTAATTTTTTGCAAAATTGTGTGCAGATGTGTGTTAAAGTGGGGGAAGGTGTTATACTTCACTACTATTCTAACTCTTCAACAAGTATGCAAAATAGGCTAACTTGCTGTCTATGAATATTTATATAGCTAAAACAGCATTAAGCATTTCCCTGTTAACAACATATACAGTATGTCTATACATATATTAATCAGTATTACTATTACTTATAGTATTGTTATTAGTGTTATGTGCTTTAGGACAGTAAATGCTTCCGGAAACTATATAAAAATATAATATTAATGCACCATATCTACTTCCCAAGGGTAGACAGTTGTAATACAAGATTGATCAGTATCCTGATTGGTATAACCAGAAAGGACAGTTATCATAGTATTACAACTGAGTGCAGAGGGATTTAACTCACACTACTGAGTCTGTCACAAGAGTAGTATCCTAACAGTATCCTTAACAGGGCTTGGAAGGGGCTTGTGACTTTTTTATTAATCTCAAAATTATTTCAAATGACAAACTATTACTGGACCATGAAAGATGGTAAGAAAATTAACGTGGATGATATGGATATCACTCACCTTAGAAACACTCTCAAGATGATCTTGAGAAATGTAGAAGCTCAGAAAGCTTTAATAGCTCAAGAAGTATCAAGAAAGAAACATCACATTGAACTTAATGGTGATATGGCACAACAGTTTCATGAAACTTATTTTGCTGATCAACAACAAGCAGATGAACTCTTTGATGATGATGAAGATTTCCGTTTTATGGATGATTACTATAAAAACCAATAATATGAGTAAATTAATATTTATTTGGTGGTTACTAAATGGAACAATAACACCAGCAGGAACACATGAAAACCACAAGTTATATACTGTGTGGTTTAAAGATGACAAGTTTGCTGATCATATGTATAAAGGAGAAGTTCTCCACTATATTGAAACAGGAGACCTTGAATACAATGAAGAATATGAATTTGAATCTCTTAAAGCAGATAGAGATTAGTGATTAATTAAAATTTAAAGTATATGATTTCAAGTAAAAAAAGAAAAGAAAACACAGTTGAAGTGACAAAATTTGTAGCATGTCTTCCAGGATATGAAGACTTCAACTATAAACCTGTGAATTATATTCACTCATGGTTCAGAAAGAAAAGTGCAAATGATTATAAAACTGAGAAAGAATGGAAAAAACAGAAATTGAATACAGAATTAAATCACT